TCCACTCTGTGCAAAATTAAGAAAAGTTCCGCTATTGTTGGCATTAGTCTGCTTCATCGTAATGCCGACATTAGACGCTGAATCAAAACCAATATTTGTTTTTCCGCTTTGAAATGCCGCAGTAACACCAATACAAACATCACCAGCAGAGGTGATACGCATACGCTCTGCGGCATTTGTATAAAAAACAATTGGGTTCGCACCAGAACGATAAAGTACGCCAGCATAAGCCGCACCAAATTCTGTTCCCGCACTATTGTCAAGACCAATTTGAAATGCGCCACCTGTATTATTAGCGGCAAAATAGGCTGTATTTGTTCCAGTAGTAGAAGTAACGAACACCTTTGCGGTTGTTGCTTGAACATCTAAGCGTTGTGCTGGCGAACTTGTACCAATCCCCACATCGCCACCAGAGGTGATACGCATACGCTCTGCACTATTTGCCCAAAAAACTAATCTGCCATTTGTAGCATCTGCGCCAAATCCATTATTCCCAGAAGAGTCTGCGGAAAAATAAGATTCAGTTGCCGCATTAACTACATATCCAGTAGCAAAAGATGTCCTTGCAAATCTAGCAACTATTGAACTTGTGGAGGCTACATCTAACTTGTAAGTTGGCGTAACACCAATCCCCACATTCTGTGAAGCGTCTATCGTGAGTGCGGCTGTAGATGCAGTTTGTAGTTGCAAAATTCCACTGGTATCGGCAGTTTGAACCAATCCCGAAACGGTGGATGCATTTATAGTCGTAGTCAATTTGTTACCCCTTTATTCTTGCAATTATCAAAATGCCACCTTGGCATTGCCGTTACACCGCCAATTTTTCCACAGTGCGGGCAGGTTGTAAGTTCATGCTTTCTGCCAACATGGGCAAGACTGAGGGCTTTTCTACCTTCTTCTGTCAGGTTGTAACCAACCGCCAATCTTGAAGCCCGCATCTTCTCAATTGTTTCTGGAGTGAGGGTCTTCCCTTTGCGGGGGCTTGGCTTGCCCTTTTTAGCAAGAGACAGTTTAAGCCTGTACTCTTCAGAAAACTTTTTACCAAACCAAATATTCTTTGCGCCAGACCTATTTAGCCCCTGTTTTTTGTAGACCTCTGGGCTGTGCCTTATGCCTTTTAAAGCCTGACTTACCGCAAGTCTTGTCTCTTCTGTCATTGGAACGCCTTTGTTCCAAGGAGTAAACCCAGCCTTAAATCCTGTACCAGTAGTATTTATTGGAGGCTTACCCCCACCCACCGCAATGTTCCAACCAATGTTTTTCTCTGGGCGCAACTTACGCTCAATGTCCAAACAGTAGTCTTCCTCGGCAATCAGGATTTGTTTTTTGACAAGCAAGTCCCACCCGTAGAGTTTTACCGCATTGGCAAAGTGCCTGTTTTCTTGATGCCTACGGTGGTCAATCCATCGCTTTCTAGCATTTACGGACACACCAATGTACCCCTGACTGAACATATCTGTATGGTCAGGGTGGTGAATCCAATAGACGCTAGTTGTCATGTCTTATCCTTTCAGAGCCGCAAGTTCGGCTTTTACTGTATCTAGTTCGGCTTTTAGTTCTTGGATTGCGGCAGTTAGTGTTGCTATCAAGAAAGATGTGTCTATACCTTGAGGCATGATTGAGTTATCTTCTTTTACAGCATCTTTTTCACCAGTAACGGCATTAGGGCATATTTCTGCTAACTCATGCGCTATAAAGCCTTCTCCATCTGTGCCATCAGACTTCCATTTATAGGTTACTGGTTTGAGTAATGCTACCTTTGCCAACGCACCCGTCATAGGTTGCACATCTTCTTTTAGGCGGTAATCAGATGATGTGTTGTAGGCGGTTGTTGTACCGCTTACGGCAACAGTTCCGCAAGTAGAAAATGAATTTCCGTTATTACCCCAAATAGCACCATAGTAAGTACCAGTTCCACTTGTATTTGTTGATTGGAAAGCGGCATTTCCATTTCCTACTTGTGTAATTATTGCGTTGGCACTACCAACAAATGTTGCTATACCTGTTTGTGATAAAACATTTCCAGTATTTACAAATAATTGACCACTGCTATTAAACCAACCTCTCATGTTTCCTTCGCCATCAGACAACACAATATGGTTTGAAAGGGTGCGCATATCCAAGAAACTTTGGTTGCCGTCATAACCACCCAAAATTGTATTTTTTGAGCCAGTAGTGATTGCCGCACCAGCACCATTTGTGTAATACCCACCAGCACCAACAAAAGTATTTCCAATACCAGTTGATAAAAGACCAGCCTGTCTACCAATATATGTACTTCCAGCCCCTGTGGTATTTGTATACCCCGCTTGATAACCTACTGCTGTGTTGTTAGATGCTGTGGTGTTGTTTTGAAGTGCGGCTTGACCACAGGCAACATTAAAATTGCCAGTCGTGTTAGCCGATAAAGATGCCACACCAAATCCAGCGTTGTTACTGCCAGTTGTGTTTGCCGCTAAAGAGTTAATTCCAAAACCAGCATTCACATTGCCAGAAGTGTTTACGCTTAAAACATTTGAACCAAATGCGGCATTGTTAGCCCCAGTATTAGAAGCGTTAGCCAAAGCACCAGCACCCACAGCCGTATTAGTAGCAACATTACCTCCGCCTTGACCAACAGTAACTCCGTCAATCGTGGCATCGCCCGTAACTGTCAGTGCCGCAAATGATGGAGAACCACCACTCACCGCCATAGTTCCTGATGCGGAAGGTAGTGTGACTGTGACTGTTCCCGCTACCGCAGGTGCAGATAGGGTTACTGACCCAGATGTATCGCCATTAACAACAATGCTTGCCATAATTTTTCCTTAAACGACTACCCAGCGACTACCGCTAGATAATGTTACTGATTGACCAGATGCTACAGTAACAGGACCAGCAGACATGCCAGAGTATCCTGCTGCAATTGTATAGCTTGCTGCAACTGTTTGGCTATTAACCACAATACCATTTAATGCCACTGGGACTGATGCTTGTAACTCACCAGTGCTTGGCTTGTATAGTAGTTTAGCGTTGCCTGTATAAAGCGTAGTTGCAGTGCCTGATGTGGCATTTGCAAATAAAGGATAAACATTGGTTGCAGTACTTGTGTCGTTGCTTAGGCTTGCACCACCCACTGGGTTCCATGCGGCAGACGCTCCACTATAACCCTCAAACTGGTTAGTAGTACTATTATATCTCAACATGCCAGTAACTGGAGATGCTGGTTGCTGAAGTGTTGTTCCCTTGCTGATCAGCAAAGCACCAGTTGAATTAAAAATTGAATCTGCTGAGAAAGTAGCAACACCTGTTACACCTAGTGTACTAGAAGCTGTTACTGTTGTAAATGCACCTGTTGTAGCCGTTGTTGCACCAACAGTGCCATTGATATTAATTGATGCAGTACCAGTTAAGTTTGTAACAGTTCCACTAGATGGTGTACCTAATACTCCACCGTTAACAACGAATGCCCCTGCCGATCCTGTATTGACCCCTAGAGCCGTTACAACACCCGTACCAGTAGTTGTGGTGCTTGGCGCTACACCAGCCCCGCCACCAATCATTAAAGCACTGGCTGCTAAAAGTGCAGATGTTGCCCAAGTACTGGCACTAGAAAAATAAGGTATGCCACCACTTGTTCCTGCAACTGTTAATGCTAACGTTCCAGATGTAGTAATTGGTGTTCCGGCTACAGAGATTAATCCACCTGTAAACGATTGTGCTACTGATGTAACACTGCCTGTTCCATAAGAAGTTGTATCTAAAGCCCAAGTGTTTAAGGCTGTTTTCTTTAGTAGTCCAGTAGTTCCAGCTAACGCTGCAATAGCATCTAAGTCAGCATCCCATGCCTGTACATTCGTACCAATTGCAAGTCCTAATGTTGTACGTGATGTAGCAGCATCAGCATCATCAACTAATGTACGAGCAAAAGCTGTAAAGTCTGTAGTGCTAGCTGTACCAGCACCAGTGAAATAAGGAAGTTTATTAGCTGCAGAGGTGAGTCCTGCTAAAGCTGAAGTTTCTGCATCATATGCCTGAACATCTGTACCAATCACTAGTCCCAATGTTGCACGTACTGTAGCAGCATCAGCATCGTCTAAGAATGTACGAGCAAAAACACTAAGGTCTGCAAGTGCAGCAGTGCCTAAGCCAGTGAAATAGGGAAGTTTGTTGGCAGCAGAAGTAAGCCCTGCTATTGATGCAAGCTCTGCATCATACGCTTGTACGTCAGTACCAATGACTAACCCAAGCGTTGTACGTGATGTAGCAGCGTCTGCATCATCAACCAATGTGCGACCAAAGACACTAAAGTCTGCCAATGCAGCAGTGCCTGAGCCAGTATAATAGGGAAGTTTATTTGCTGCTGATGTAAGACCAGCCAATGCAGCAAGCTCAACATCGTAAGCTTGTACACTTGTACCAATGTCTGTAGTGACAACAAGAGTCTTGGTAGCAGGGATTGTCGTACCATTTAATGTAGTGGTAGACGAAGATGTTAATGTGGTGAATGCACCAGTGGATGCAGTGGTTGCACCAATGGTGGTGGCATTAATAGCACCAGCATTGATAGTAGCAGTTGTTGCTGTTAATGTAGCAATGCTTGCAGCACCGCCAATATATAAATCATTGAATTTTAAAAGCGAAGAACCTAAATCAACCGTTGTAGTTGTCTTAGGTGTAATACCTACACCAGAAATAATAACATCTTGTGTAGGACCAAGCTTTGTAATTGGAGCACCATTGGCTGCTGTGCCGTCATGAGTATGACCACTAGCCGCTACAAATGCAACAGCAATAGAATCAAATTCATTATCTAAGTCAGCAGCATTGATGATGTTTCCATCAGCAATGTTGTTTGGTGTATCAGCACGAACGTAGCCGGTCATATTATTCCTTATCTTCTGTCGTGTGTAGAGTATTCAAGGGTTGCTGCATCCAGTGAAAATGGAGGATCTGTTCCTTCAGAAAAGAATTGTAATGAAACAAAAAACCCAGAACCAACAACCTGCGTCTGGAATAATTTCTTAAGCTTATTTCCGTACACAGTTATACCATATCTTGCTGTTGTATTACCATAGAAACCAACAGAGCCTGTACTATTTGACAAGCTAATTGTTGTTGGTTGAATACTACCTTTATCATCAAAATCAAACTTTAAATTTACATCTGTGGAAACACTTCCTTCTGGGTCAGTGTACAAAAATAGTTTATAAAAAGTTTTTCTAATTCTTGGATCATTAATAAATACATATGGTGTAGCAAAAGATGCTGGGATATTTTCACCATTAAAAGTTCTACCACTTTCCATTTGATAAACAAAGCCATCAGTATTAGCAAAAGCAATTACTTCATTTTGACTCTTATATAATGAATCAGCAACATATGCTTTAATACCAGTAAGTTCTGCCCAATGAATTTCGCTAGTTGTTTCTCCTGAAACTTGAGTTCCAAGAATACCTTTAGCGCTATTAGAACTAACATTTGGACTATATCCAAGAATTCTATATTGAGATTTCTGTTTAATTACAACGCTTGAAAAACTTTCATTTGACTTTAATAAGTCAGTCATTTCAGTTTGAATTGTTTTAGAAACCAAACCTAAATTAAAGTCACCAGTTCTATCTGTTGCACTCAATAGTCTTAGACCATCTGGTCCTAAGAACATAACATCACCACTAACCTCTTGTATTGTATCTTTAGTAACGCATCCTACATTACGAGTAATAGGTTGAAGTTGAAAATCAGAAAGAGTATTACCAGTAAGTTGATTAATTGTTCTTTCAGTAAATATAATTAATATGTCACGGAATACAATGACACCAGTAATAATAGCACCAACAGATATAACACCAGAGCCGTTAGCAGGGTTAAAATCTGAATCAGTAAATGGTGAAGTAAAAATAAGCTTATCATCTTTTACAAAGAATAAATGATTCTTATGAAAGATGGCAAACTGAGAACCAAGTAAGTCTGTTGTACTGTCAAGTCTAGTTGTTGTTGAACCATTCCATATCAATGGATAGTTTGTAGAATCTACAATTGCAATTTTATTTGTATTACTAATTCTATATTTTGCAAATCTTGCTTTCTCTGTTGATGTTGTGTTTAAAGACAACCATGTAACAGCAGCATTATCAGCAGGGCTTGAAGCTAATGCAGGTGTGATAGCAAGGGTTGTACCTGTAGATACCACCGTAGCATCAGCCGTAACTGTATATACTTTTTCTACACCAGCAATTTTAAAAGTGTCTCCAACTCTAGGAATAGATGACAATCCATCTACAGCTAATGAACTTCCTGTTTGACCTGCACCATTAATTAATACAGTACCAAATGAAGGTATGTTAATTAATGACCATGTTGTACCAGTAGAAGAATAGATATTATTATTTCTAAATGCAACTATTGAACTTTCCCAAACAGCTAGTCCGTTAATTAAACCCGTATGACTAGTGAATGTAACTGCAGCTTTATCAGCAGGACTGCTAGCAAGAGATGATGTTAATGTAAGTGTTGCAGTTTTACTTGAACTATTATACGAAACGTTTTGAATTGTATATGTACCAGTGACACCAGCAATGGTAAAAGTATCACCAGCAACAGGTGCTAAAAATAAATTTGAAATTATAAAAGATGCTCCGCTTTGACCACTGCCTTGTACTAAAGGAGCACCATAAGCAGGAACAAAGGATGTTGAATACTTTGCATATCCTTCAATACGTTTATATCCACCGCTAATAGCAGGTTCAAAATTCTTTAATATACGAGCACTACCCGGTGCTTGCACACCTTGTTGCAATGGAGAAAGATTGGTAACAAGACCACCTTTAAATTGAAAAGGAAAGGTCAGCCATGCGTCAGCCATTATTTAACCCTATCACCAAAGCCAGTTGACTTGGATGGAGTAATTATACCTGAACGCATATAGGTATATCTATTGACAAGCATGATACGCATACGCTTCACACCTTCGTCAAACTTTGCTTTAGACAAATTAGCTGATTGTTCATTACTGCGAAATAGATAAGCATAATACATAGCACCATCAACGATTACGTGTTTAAACCGTTCAGGAACTGTTGGATATGTATCATATGTAGTGAGATCATCAGGAATTTTATAATATTCATACACCAAAGTATATGCTTTATCTGGTGAATTTACAATACCATATTGCAAACTTGGTGCATGAAATACATATTGTGGGAGTTTGCTTTGATTACCAGTTGTGTCATACTCTTGATCAACAAAACGATCTAAATAGTCTTCATATGAAATAACTGTAAGCTTTTGAGTTTTATTACCAAGCGTATCATTTTGTTTAATTCTAAAAGAATCAAAGTCAATGGTATTAGCATCAGTAGGAAATGAATAACGAATAGTGTTAGCAGTCAACACTTGTTCTTTAAACACATGGTTGAATGACCATTCGTAATGGTTGTGATAGATATCACGGATGGCTGAGTTTACAGCATCCTTGTTGTGAGCATAGAAGCCAGAGGCTGTGGCAAATGTGGTAGATGTAAGCTCAACTTCGTTAAGCCTTCTATTAACCTCATTAACTAATTCAAGATAGTTGTACGCCATTATATACTCTTAATGTAAAACGCTCTATAACGGAGCACATAAAAGAAAAGGGAAGACCCTTATGGAGCCTTCCCTTTCTGTGTAGGTTAGCTTTTAAGCCAACTGTTCACGGTCAACGGAAGCTGGACCAACACGGTCAGATGCGTCAATGAGTACAGCAAACACACGGACAGAACCTGCGCTCAATGTAGTTGTTTCAGTGACCAGCAACAAGTCCAATGTATCAGCAGACTGAGAAACAATTGGATAACCTGCTGTTGCAGGAGTTGCATAAGTACCAGCAGTAGCTGAGCTTGTTACAGCAAAAGCTGAAACATAAGCTGCAGCAGTTACACCAGTAACACCCAAGCTAACAGTGCAGCTACCAGTAGCAGCAGTGATTACTTCAAAGCCAGCAGCCAACACAATAGATTGTGCAGGAATTTGCAAAGCTTCGATTACGTCAGCAGCAGCAAGAACGCCACCTTTTGCCGTAGCAGCAGATGCCCAGTTGATGGTATTTTCCACCATGTAAGGCTGATTGCGAAGACTACGGCTAGGCTGTGTAGCACCACCAATAGCATTAGAGAGAGTTGTAATAGTTGCCATTTATGTTCCCCTTAAGCAGCGTTATACTTAGCAGTGACGATGCCTTCAGGACGTAAAATCTTACGACCATAGAGGTGCATACCACGCACGATGTCAGCA